TAAATAAACACGAAGTTTATTTTGGTTTTTTATTGTTGTTACTTTGCTCATATTAACAGTCGCTACAACCTCTATTCCCTTGATATAATTCCTCAAAGCTTTTACCTGCGCAGCAATCAAAATCGCCTAACCAAATGCTCGTTGTGTAAGCATCATTTTCAGGGTGTATTGCATCAATGCCACTTCCAGGATTGAGGTATTCAGGGTAAGTTGTTGAATATTCTTTTAAGTATTTAATCATTCTTTGCTTGTAGAACTCAGCTCTTGCCTTGTATCTATTCGCCACGTCAATCATATCCTGCATCGAAGGGTTCTCGGTATTCTCTCCGCTCTTTCTAAGTAATCCTTTATTGTAGAACTGATAAGACAAACCCATTGGCAATTCACTAAGTACATAGTGTACTAAAGTATCTGCTATGTAGTTATCTAATAACGTTGTTTCGTCAGGGTTTAGTGTGCAGTTATTAATGCCGTCTTGCAAACGATTGTACAAAGCACTACCAAGCGCAGGTAAGATATAGATATCTTGTGCGGTCTTAATCTCAGGCAATACAAGTTTTTCGTCTACGTTAGCGTGTAAGCCAGACCTGTCTTTAATATTCTGTACGCTTATGAATAATGTGTTTAAGCTCATTTCTTATTTTCTTTATTTTCTTTTCACGATATTGCTGCGCCACTCGTGTCTGCAACTTGGAGAATGTGTGTTTGTTCCTGGCTTAGTGTACCAACCGCCTCGTCTATCCCATACGCTATAACCAAGCCTTGCACTCATTGCCTCAATCTCACTACGGCTATAAAACTTGTTAGCGGTTACTAAGTATTTGCAAAAAGGTCTGCTTGTATCTAAATCGCCATCGTTAAAACCTGCTTTCCACTCGTAAGAGTAACGAATTAATATCTGCGAAGTTTGTGGCTTAATAGCTTCAACAATTTGACCAATAGGAGCAGTTAATTGCCTTTCGATAATAACGTTACTATCAATCCCTTTGCCTTGTTTTACTTCGCTTGTTTTAATAAACCCCTTTTCAATTAATAAATCAATAACACGCTTAACCGCACCTACATCTTCTTTTAAAGTGTCAGCAATTACCTCAGGGGTAATACGCTTGTCTTTAACAATTAAATCTAAGATGTTAGATTGTAACTGAGATACATCTGCAAAGGTTTGGTAATCATCATCATCGCTAAATCTTGCTTTGCTTTTAAATACTTCGTAAGCACTTTTATCTTCTCCGAACTCAAAGAAAACTTGAAAATCAGCTTCGTTAAATTCTAATTCCTCAGCACCTAACCAAGTCGAAACTTCCTCGTCACTTAAAGCATAACCACCCTTAAGCATAGAACTTGCTTGTTCTCTTGTTATCTTACCCTTGTTAAAATCTCTAATAATGCGCTGCATATTTTGCCACTCTCTACCTTTTAATCCTTTAATGTGTTCGTTAACACTTAAAGGACTTGCTGACATTGGCTGCTGAGTTTCTGAAACTATCCCGTATTGTGTAGGGTCAATTCCTAACTTCTCTAATATCCATTCTTTAGGTGCAACTTCTTTAATTACGCTTTCGCTAAAATCAATACCAATTGGGTCTACAGGTTGAAGCTTTAATTCTTCAGTAACAGATGTATATTTAGCTAACATATTAAATACGCCCTCAATCTGCATTTGCTTATATTTAACATAAGTATTGTTAAATATCTCATAGCTATCACGCATCTGTTGTCTGCTTCCTAATTGCCCCGGAGTAGCAATACCAAATAAGTCAGGACTTGTAATTTGGTGTCCGCTAAATATATTAGTTTGTATTAATTCGTCTACACGGCTAAAATCCTCTTTAGTTAAATCACTCGCACCCAAGTCATCTACAATAGGCTTACGAGCTGCATCGTTTACAAACGCAAGTAGATATTTCTTGCCATCTGCACCCGTGTACATATTATCGAATTGCTTACTAACTAGGCGTTTTTCTTCAGGGCTTGGCTCTCCGTTTGGTAAAGTAATAAGTTTACTTGCAGAAAACCCTGTTTGAGCATTTCCTAAAACGTGCTTACTTACTTCTACATCACTTTCGATGTAGTTAAGCGCACCAAAATAACCCGGAAGGCTATAAACATTCATTCCCGGTCTGTACTCCTTAACGTAAAGTATCTGCACACCTTGTGGGTTAGCAGGGTTAAACGCACTATAAACTTCAGCTTTTTCTTGGTTGCGTGTAAGCTTCCAATCGTCTTTATACCAAAATTGAGTGTTGTCTTTATTAGTTCTAATCTTTGTATAATCACAATGCCATAACTCAGCTATCTGTTCTCCAATTACACTCCAAATAACTTGGATATAAGCACCGCCAAATAGTTCTAAATCTAAAGCAACCTTTTTAGTTAGGTCATTAAGGGTCTCATCTCTATTAACCTTCTTAACCATATCTTGCTCGCCTGCCCAACCATTACCGACAATGTAGTTTACCTTGCCTCTAATGATAGCATTGTGCTTTGCAGATTTGTTAAATAGGTCTAATAGGTATTGCGGATAGTCATTGTTTTGACCATACTGCATATACCCTTCGCCTTTTTTCTCTTTATATTCCGGTTGCTTTGCTTCCGCAAATGTCAATACTTGTATTTCCATTATTGTCTAATTGTGAATGTGCTTGTTGTTTCGTATTCTGTGAATGATATAGTAGTGCCAGATAGGTCCATAATGCCGCTTTCTAGCAGGTTTAAGCCTGTCGGGTTTAGGTTTGATGTACTAGCCTGTTCGTATATTGTGTAGGTGTATTGCCCGTTTAAAGCCGTATTAAAAAAGCTATTAACTACAATAGTGAACTCGTTGTACCTTTCCTTATATGCGCTTATATCCGTATTATTAAGCCTTACAAATTTAATCTCAGTATTTGTACTTCTATTCTCAAAAATGAATAAATAGTTCGGGCTTGTTAAAAGCTGCTTCTCAGTCAAGGTAAGTATTATGTTTTGGGTTTGCCCCTTAGTTAATCTTATCACAACTATAAATATAAACTATTGCGATTGTTTGCAAAATAAAAAACCCCCGCCAAATTAATGACGAGGGCATCTATATACAAAACCAAAACAACCTAAGAACCTGCGGTGGTTAATTGACCTGCCACAGTTGAGTTCACTTCTGGAGCAAGGGCTGGCTCTGCACCTGTAAAGGTAAGAGTATAACCACTTCTGTCTCCGTCAGCCGTACCAGTACCTGCACTACCTGCGGTAAGGTCTAAGCCTCTTGTTTTTCCTAAGTACCAATATTTGCCATTGTTATCTTTGGCAACTGCTACTAAAGTGTTTTGAGCCAACAACAAGATTTCGTTTCTTGTGTTCGCTTGTAATTTGTTTAATACTATGGTTAATTCTGGAGCATAAAAGATAGTTCCGTTCTGTACGTTTGCATTAACATTCTCAACTAATTGAGAAGTGCCTTTTACAAGTTCGTACTTAAAGAACTTCTTACCTGTAGCTTTTGTTAAAGCGGTAATTATACCACTCGCTTCTGTTGTAGAAGTAACATCTGCTTCTGCTATGAAATAAACCTCAGTAATACCACCTAAACTGTCTTTACAATCTAAGGTATAATTTTGAGTTAAAGCGCAAGGCATATTGTTTGAATTAATTAGTTTGAAAAAAGTGGGTAGGTGTATTTCAACCTACCCTATAAATTATGCAAGAACGAAAGCAGCAACTTCGTCAGGGAACGCAATGTTTACGCCCATCTTGAATTCGCTTACAAAACGTACTTGGTCAGCTTCTTTAGCATAGAAAATTTCAAACTTCTCTTCTTCGTTCAATAAGTCAGTACCTAAGAACAAGTTGCTTAAACGCATAGCGTAAACTTTGTTAGTTCCGTTAAGACCTGCAACTGCTACAACTTTGATTGTAGTACCAGGAAGTACGAATTCGCTATCAGCTTTAACATCAATTTGGTAATTAAAGCTACCAGAGTTTTTAAGAGCAATAGTGTAAGTACGGAATAAATCTTGACCACAGAAGATAGTCATATCATCAGCAGCTACTACTTTTGCAGGAATTGCACGATAAACACCATCAAAGATAGTGATTACGTTAGCAGCAGTGATTGAAGATAAAGGCGCACCTGAAATAAAGGTAGAAGCGTTTGCAGCAACAACACCTGAAGCAGCTGCTATTAATTTTACAAGCCCGTCAAATTTATTAAGGTTAACATTGACACTGCTCGTATCGCCTTGCCACAGCCCAGTTTCTAATTGTGCAGCAATAGTTTTAGCTTTCTTATCAGCAAATTCTTGCTCGAAAGGAATGCTATCGTACATAGAACCAGTAGGTAAAGCTTTTTGTAAATACTTAGCTTCAAGGTCTTTAGGACATAAAGCTTCGTTTACTTTAATTTTACCAGGAGTTACAGTTCTTTGAGTAAAGGTTGTAGAACCAGAAGCATTGAAGCCACAAGTACCACCAGCTTGGAAGATAGCATCAGTTTCCATAATGTTAATCTTCTCGCTTGACTTTACGCCAACCATAACGTTACCTGCACTCTTAATAAGAGCAGCAGTTTTTGCACCCAATACAGATGAAGTTACAAGTAGAGCTTCGTTTTCTT